CTATGAAGGACGCTATGAACGTAACAGCAACTGCTGCGCTGGGTTACATTAAATTGGATAACGGGTTGCAGTATGCTGATTGGGATAATCTAAGGTAATGACTGAGTCTAAACGTACATACTTTCTTAAGCCTACAACTACAGACCGTGAAGTTCTGTATACGTGCCCTAATAAACATACATCATCTGTAAAGGTATTTATCCTCACCAATAGTGATACAGGCAATAGGACTATGTTGGTAGAGTTTTATGATCTAAGCACAACAACGTATCACACACTGTTCGACAGGACTGTAAGTCAGAAGGATAGTGTGTTCTTTGATAGTGGTGGTAGCGTAGTGCTTGAAGCTGGCGACAAGCTTGTACTGACAGCCACGACAGCCAGCAGCATTACAGCTATCGCCACTGTACATGAAATACTTGACGCCGGAAGGAACTAGCTATGAGCGAGACTAAGTTTTTACCTGTGAAGGTACAGGACCGTATGACAGGTAAAGCCAAACCTAAAAAAGGGAAGCTTATACGTAGAAACAATTTTATGTCTAATCTAAGCGAAGAGGTACGAGGTGAAGTACGGAAAGAGCTTGGTCATAAAGGCGATATGAGTACATCGAAGGGTACCAGCCGAGTGGAACGAGCGTACCGTTCAGGTTCAGTGGCAGAGAATATTAAGCATAAACGTAGCACCTCTAAGAAGAAGGGCAAGAAGTAGATGTCTAAATGGTCACGTACACCCAACGGTCCCGGTAAAGGCGGGAAAGGAAAATGATCCCCTTCATTGGCCCTTTGATCAGTGGACTGTTCAGCGTAGGTACTACATACCTGAATAACAAGGCTGAAGAGAAGCAAGCTCTGCATAAACAGAAGATAACCAAGATAGAGCAAGATGGTAACTGGGACGAGATACAGGCGAAGAATAGCGGTGCTAGTTGGAAGGACGAGTTTATTTCTGTTGTCCTGTTCGCTCCGTTTATTTCTATGTTCCTTGCTGCTGTGCTGGGGTACAAAGACATTGTTGACCAACATGCCTACGCATTCGAAGTCATTAGGACACAAGTCCCTTCTGAATATTGGTATCTACTGGGAGTCGTTGTTGCAGCGTCTTTCGGTGTCAAGAAAGTCATTGATGGGATTCAAACCCTCCGTAAGAAGTAAATGAAGTATGACCCTGACACTATAATTAACCTGCTCATTGAGCATGAAGGCTTAGAGCTTAATGTGTACCCTGATAGTCTAGGTATCGACACTATTGGCGTAGGACGTAACCTAGAAGACCGTGGGATCACAGACGATGAGCTTTCTTATATGGGGTTTAATAGTATTGAAGCTATTCATCTCCACGGAATTACCGAAAGTAACGCCCGATTCCTTCTCAATAACGATATCCGTACCGTTGAACTAGAGCTAGAGTGTGCACATCCTGTAATACAGGGCATAAAGGCAGTACGTCAGATGGTTTTGGTGGACATGGGCTTTAACCTAGGCGTACCTAGGCTCAATATGTTTAAGAATATGTGGGAATGTGTAGAAAATGCCGACTATGGCTGTGCATCTGCTGAAATGTTGGACAGTAAATGGGCTAGACAAGTAGGAAGACGGGCCGAAAGGCTTGCAAGAATGATGAAAACTGGAGTATTTCACTAATGGCACGGGAATTAACAGAGAAACAACAGAAGTTTCTTGATGTTCTGTTCGATGAGGCTGGCGGGAACGAGGTTCAGGCCAAACTTTTGGCAGGTTACTCTGAAAATGTATCCACTACAGTAGTTGTTAAGGCTCTGAAGGAGGAAATCCTTGAAGCTACCCAGCTTTATCTTGCACGTAACGCCCCTAAGGCCGCAATTGCCATGCAGAATGTCCTTGCTAACCCTACTGAGCTAGGAAATAAGGAAGTATTGGCTGCAAGCAGGGAATTTCTGGACCGTACTGGCTTGGTCAAGACTGAAAAGATGGAAGTCAAGGCTGCTGGCGGTGTAATGTTGATGCCTCCCAAGAACGATGACCCTGAAGACTAACAGATACAAGTTACCACAGCCAGTAGACGAGAAAGACGGGGATGAGTGGGTATCAATACCTAGAGTTAGCAGAGTAGTCCCGTTTGGCTACAAGGTAAGGGATGATGACCCCTTCATAATGGACCCCATCCCGCTTGAGCTTGATCTTCTGGAGGAAGCCAAGAAGTTTATGAAGCAGTATAACCATAGAGAGGTGGCTGCTTGGTTGAGTAACAGTACTGGTAGGTACATATCTAACAGAGGTTTGGTAGGACGCATTGAACAAGAAAAGCGAAACAAGTCTAAGGCTGCAAGCTACCGCAAGTGGGCAGAATATGCAGAAAAAGCAATTGCGGCAGCGGAAAAACTTGAAAAAGAAAGAACAGGAGCCAAAGGCCCCCACACCAGCGAAGATAGTTGAGTCTCTCCCAGAAGATGAGCTTGCTATTGAAGAGAAGCATAACGTACTGTTTGCTCCCAACGTGGGACCACAGACAGATTTTCTGGCAGCTAGTGAGAAGGAAGTTTTATATGGAGGAAGTGCTGGCGGTGGTAAATCTTACGCCATGTTGGCAGACCCACTACGTTATATGGGTGAACCGTCTTTCTTTGGGCTACTTCTTCGGCACACCACGGAAGAACTAAGAGAACTTATCTTTAAGTCCCAAGAATTATACCCTAAAATCTGGCAGGGGATTAAATGGTCAGAGCGTAAGATGCAGTGGACTGCGCCCAGTGGCGCTAAACTTTGGATGTCATACCTTGATAAGGATGATGACGTACTTAAGTATCAGGGTCTGGCCTTTAGTTGGATAGGCTTTGATGAGCTTACTCAATGGGGTACGCCTTACGCTTGGAACTATATGCGCTCACGACTACGTAGTGTAAACAAGAACCTGCCTACGTATATGAGGGCTACAACTAACCCCGGTGGGCGTGGACACCACTGGGTTAAGAAGATGTTTATTGATCCGGCTATTCCCGGTAATAATTTTAACGCAACTAACATTGACACAGGGGATACATTAGTGTATCCTAATGGACATGAAAAGTCTGGGCAACCTCTCTTTAAGAGAAGGTTCATTCCAGCTAGGTTGCAGGATAATCCATATCTAGCAGAAAGCGGAGAGTATGAAGCTATGCTCCTCTCCCTCCCTGAACAACAGAGAAGACAGTTACTTGAAGGTGATTGGGATATCAAGGAGGGCGCAGCCTTCACTGAGTTTGACCGCAATATACATGTGGTGGAACCGTATGATATCCCGCGCAACTGGGTTAAGTTTCGTGCTTGTGATTATGGCTATGGAAGTTATAGTGCTGTTCTATGGTTTGCTGTCACTCCCTCCGACCAACTAGTAGTTTACCGGGAGCTTTATGTATCTAAAGTATTGGCAGTTGATCTTGCCGATACGATATTGGAGCTTGAGGAAAATGATGGTGGTATACGATATGGTGTTCTGGATAGCTCTCTATGGCATAAACGTGGAGACACGGGTCCGTCGCTTGCAGAGCAAATGATTGTACGAGGCTGTAAGTGGCGACCTTCAGACAGAAGTAAAGGCTCCCGTGTATCTGGTAAGAATGAAGTGCACAGACGTTTGCAGATAGACGAGTTCACTGAGGAGCCTCGTATAATCTTCTTTAACAACTGTGTTAATGCTGTAGCTCAGCTTCCTGCTGTGCCACTTGATAAGAAGAACCCCGACGATATTGATACACACTCTGAGGACCACATCTATGACGCATTGCGTTATGGTATAATGTCCCGACCTAGGTTTAGCATATTTGATTATGACAGTCGGGGCGGCATTGATAATACACCCGAACCTGTTGACGCAGTATTTGGATACTAAAAGGAAAGTTTATGGCTGAAGATAGCTACGAAGATATTGAAGATGATGCCATCTCCCTTGATGACACTGATGACCTAAGTTCTGACCGTGATATCCAAGGTCTTGCTGATAAGGTAATGAAGGATTATCAACGTGCTAAAGACTATCGTTATCAAGATGAGCAGCGGTGGCTTCAGTCTTACCGTAACTATCGTGGCATCTATGGTCCTGATGTGCAGTTTACTGATACTGAAAAGTCGAGGGTATTCATTAAGATTACCAAGACTAAAGTTCTGGCTGCTTATGCTCAGATTACGGACGTTCTCTTTGGTTCTGACAGGTTTCCTATTAGTATTCAAGCTACGAAGGTACCTACTGGGGTTGCTGGAGACATTCACTTCGACCCTAAAGTCCCTGAAGAACACAGAGACAAACCTGAGTTTGATAGTCCTTATGGCTATGCTGGTGATGGTAATGATCTTCCTCCGGGTGCTACTCGCACTACCCTGATGGAACGCCTTGGTTCTCTCAAGGATAAACTGTCAGGTGTTAAAGGTTGGAAGGAAGGCGCAGGTGTAACACCTAGTGCTATCACTATCAACCCTGCTGAGATTGCAGCCAAGAAGATGGACAAGAAGATTCAGGATCAGTTGGATGAGATTGGTGCCAAGAAGAAGCTGCGCCACAGTATCTTTGAACTGGCTTTGTTTGGTACAGGTATCCTTAAAGGCCCCTTCACTGAATCCAAAGAGTATGCTAACTGGACTGATGAGGGTGACTATGAGCCTATCATCAAGGATATCCCTAAGCTGGACTATACTTGTATCTGGAACTTCTACCCTGACCCTGACGGGAATAATATGGATGAGTGCCAGTACACAGTAGAGCGTCACAAGCTGTCTCGTCACAAGCTACGTGCCCTTAAGAAACGTCCTCACTTCCGCGCCGATGTTATTGAGTCCGTCATTGAGTTGGGTGAAAACTACAACAAAGAATGGTGGGAAGACGATCTGGAAGATTACTCACCAGAGCATAGCATTGATCGCTTTGAGGTTCTGGAGTACTGGGGTATCATTGATGCACAGATGCTGAAGGATTTTAATGTTGACATCCCTGAGGAACTCTCTGACTTTGATGAGCTACAAGCTAATATTTGGATGTCAGGTGGTCGTGTTATTCGTGCTGTCCTCAATCCTTTCAAACCTGTTCGCCTTCCTTATATGGCTGCTCCTTGTGAGCTTAATCCTTATAGTTTCTTTGGTATCGGTATTGCAGAGAACATGGAAGACACTCAGGTCTTGATGAATGGTTTCATGCGTATGGCTGTAGACAATGCCGTACTGTCAGGAAACATGATCATTGAGATTGATGAGACTAATCTAGTACCGGGACAAGACCTTAAGGTATTCCCCGGTAAGGTATTCCGTAGGCAGGGTGGTGCCCCCGGTCAGGCTATCTTTGGTACTAGCTTCAAGAACGTATCTCAAGAGAACATGATGATGTTCGATAAGGCCCGTCAGCTTGCTGATGAGTCTACAGGTATGCCAAGCTTTGCACATGGTCAGACAGGTGTGAGTGGTACAGGCCGTACAGCTAGTGGTATCTCTATGCTTATGGGTGCAGCCAGTGGCAGTACCAAAGCTATCATCAAGAATGTTGATGACTATATCCTGTCTATGGCTGGTAAGGGTATGTTCCAGTTTAATATGCAGTTCGACTTTGATAAGACTATCAAGGGTGATCTGGAAGTCAGGGCTATGGGTACAGATAGCTTGATGGCTAAAGAAGTCAAGAGCCAACGCCTTGGTCAGTTCCTTGGTACAGTCAGTGCACCTAACCTTGCACCGTTTGCCAAGTTCCAGTATCTCATTGAAGAGTATGCTGAGTCTCTTGGGCTGGACCGTGATAAGGCAGTAAATGATATGGAGGAAGCAATGCTGCAAGCTGAAGTGCTTAAGCAGTTCCAACCTGCTGCCCCTCCACAAGGCCAGCCTGATCCTACTGGTGCAGGTAATGGTAACATTGGTACGGGACAGGCTCCGGTTCCGGGTGAACAAGGTTTTAGTGGTAATGAACAACCCCAACAACAAGCGCAAGGACATCCGCAGCAAGCTCAAGCTGGTGGTCAACCAGCCCCAGCAATGGGCGGCAATATGTGATTACCTAGATGAGTGCATCGAAAAGGAACACAAGAACCTTGAACAGCACACAGATCAGGTCAAACTATATCAAGCCCAAGGTGCAGTAGCTACACTGAGGCGACTTAAACTCTTACGAGATGAGGTAAACGGTTCCGATGATTGAAGATAAACCTATCCCCACTGGTGCACTCCCAGAAGAAAAGGCAGATGATGTACCTGCCATGCTCAGCGAAGGAGAGTACGTATTCCCTGCTGAAGTTGTAAGGTTCTATGGGTTGCAGAAGATTACTGCCATGCATGAGAAAGCTAAGCAGAGTCTTGAAGAAATGGGGGAAGGTATGCAGGAGCCTCAGATGGCTGCTGTTGCTGAAGAAGAGCTTCCCTTTGGTATTGATGATATTGATATGGATGCAGTACAGGAGTTCGCCGCTGGCGGCTTTGTACAGGCTCCTCAGAACCCTTTTGGTATTGGCGGGTACCAGCAGTCGATTTATGGGGCGTCTCCTACTCAGGGAGGCTCCTATACAGGCTCAGGCCCCGGTGCTGCTCCCGGCATCGGTAACATCCCTACGTACAACAATGCAGGTCAAGTACAGGTAGCACCCCCACAAATACAAGCAGGTCTGACTAATCCCTTCACTGGCGGCAAGAGCGTCAAGTATTATCGTAACTCCTCTGGAGATGTACTTACTGTTGAGTTCATTAATGGTGTACCGACCAGCATTATCCCCGCTGGATACAGTGAGTTTGATCCTAACGCAGATACTACTACAGACCCGACGACAGGTACAGGTACAGATACTACACAGACGGGCGGCACGGGTACAGAAACTACACAAGTAACAGGTGGTGATAACGGGCCGAATGGTCCTGACGGACCGTCTACAGGCGGTGACTTGAGTGGGTTT